ATTAGCCCAATCAGAATGATAATAATAAGCCTCAATTTTTCCGTCTTCGTTACATTTTTCAGCCCTTAAAGTTTCAACTGGCAAATGTTCAACTTGTGCAATCTTCGTTCTGTCTTTAGAATAAATTACTTGTATCGCGCATTGCCCCATTAGTTTAAGGTCATACGCTAATCTTCGTACTGCGTCTTTTTTAAATAAAGATACCGCTTGTGCGTATTGGTCGGGTTTTCTATTGGAATCGGTTGCATCTAACCCTTTTCCAAAAATCATTTGACTAATACCGTTTATTACTGCATTGTTCGTAGGGCTTCCGTTATACCTATCTATAAGATACTGAAAGTAGTTGTTATCAGCACCATAAGAAACCCAATCTTTGTTTTTTGTTTCAACAATTTTTGGGCTTGTGTACGTGCTTAAATTTACAACCCTTACATCCGAATGACTTACAGGTGCAGTATTAACACGATTTTTGGCGTTTTTTATAGTTTTATTCATAGTATAATATAATCGTTATCAAAAGAAGTATCAGACTTATATACGTCTTTGTTTACTTTGTAATAATCGTTACTTGGTTGACTTATTGTTTGGTCTGTGCAAAATACTTTGTCTTTGTAAATTACTTCCGTCCCGTCTAATAAAGTTAAATCATAAAACCTACCCTCAATAAGCGTGTAAGCGTTTGTAACTACTAAATAATTACCCTCTATTGTAGGGGTAACAGAATAAGAAACCTCTGTATTGGTTGAATCATCCCTTAATTTTAAAGTTGCGCTTGTAACGTAGCTTCTAGGGATAATTTTTATAGTTTGTGCATCTGTTGATGTTGTAAGATGTTTCATATATATATAACGTAATATTTAATCAATTTTGTACTAATGTAACTACAAAAAAAAAGCACCCTGTAATAGAGTGCCTTTTTCAATCAATAAAAACTAATTAAGCAGTTGGGTCAATTTGTGTTGCCGAAGCATCATCAGTAATAACCGTAGATACTACAAAATAAGCAGGAGCAGTTTCTTGACCCTCAAAAGTTAAAGTCATTCCACTTAAATCTCCCATAGCAGCACCAGTTACGATTGTTCCACCAGTAACCTCTGCTCCGTGTTCAAGACCTACTAGGAAGAAATTTCCGTTGTAATCTTCAACCGCAACGTGTGGTCTAGCGTGGGCTAATAGTTTCAATTCCTCTTGTGTTGCTTTATCCAAAAATGTTAAAGTCAAGTTAAGAGTTTGAGTATAAAAAGTTGTTCCGTTTTCTCTTGAAGAGTTTACGGTTGTTTCAAGACTTGAATTTCCTTTTACATCAAATTCAAACCAAGTGGGAGTTCCTGCAAATGCAGTAATCTCTCCCGATGAAATAGTAGCAGAACCCAAAGTTCCAAAGTCAGCAAAGTAAACGGATTTTATTCCACCTACTGCCGATTTGCAAGGTACTTTTCTACCAGTTGTTAATACACAAGCCATATTTTTAAGGTTTTAAATAAAAAAAGGGTAAGTAGGCAAACAACCCACCTACCCTATTTTATTGGTTAATTAATTATTAAGAATAAAGAACGATGTCAGCACCGATTCCGTATTGTACTCCTGCGGTAAAGCGCATAACTACACGAACGTTGTCAGAGCCGTCTAAATCGCCCATATCCAAAACTTTTACTTCGTTGTGGTCTGAAAGTAGTCCAGTTCCAAAGAAAAGGTTTGATTTTTGAGCAGCCATTGCAGTGTTATCAGCAAGTCCATTGGCAACAAACAATTTAACACCGTCAAAAGACAATGCTCCGTTATTCCACCATTGTGTACCTTGTGCATTTACACCATTAGCTCCAAGACCAGCAGCAGCAAATCCACCTAAAGCACGAACATAAGCTCTAGCAATGTTTTGAGAAACGTAGATGTAAAGGTCTTCTTTTCCATAAAGGCTGCTAGGAATAGCATCAACGATTTTTCCAAGTTCAGCAATTACGTTAGCAGCATCTACAGTAGTTCCTACAACATCAATTACAGTAGCATCAGCAGTAGCCAAAGTTACAAGACCATCAAATTCTCCTTGATTTGATGTTACGCCACTCCAAATATTTTGCTCTGTTTTTTCAGCAACTTTTCCTGCAACGTGTGCAATCAAAAATTCACTAAATTGAGGAGGCAAAGAATCAAATGCGGAATATCCCATTGATACTGCTTCCCAATCTGAATGGAATTGGCTCTTACATAAAGTAAGGTTAACTTGAAAAGATTCAGGCTCGATAACTCTTTCGTTAAGGGTTACAGTTCCTGCGTCTGTATAATCACAAGTTGCATCAGCAATCAAACCAGTTGTTGAAACGGTTTTGATTACTTCTTTAAATTTAACGTTAGGTTTTACTTCAATACCTCCGTTTTCGATTGTAGCACCACTCAAAAGGGCAGCAGAAATATATTTTCCTGCAAACTCTCCTGCATAAGTACTGGTAATAACTGGTTTAGACATAATAAATTTATTTTAGTTGTTTATAATTTTGTTTAATACTTTATCCATTGTGGTTTGTGGTCGTTTTTGACCGTACAAATTCAATGATTGTTTTTCTTTAGCTTCGGGATTGTGTTTTAAAGGTTCAGAAGCAGGAGCGGACAATTCTTCTTTTAAAAGTTCGTCTTCTTTTACTTCTTCGCTTAAATCTTCTTTAGGTTCAAGCATTGCTTTAATTTCCTCAATCATAGACTTAACCTCCGCAAGTTCTTCTTTAGTAGCGTAAGCCATTTCTTCTTCGGCTGCTTCTACTTCTTCAACTTCTTCTTCGGCTTCATCTTCTTTAACTTCATCAGCTTGTCCGATTGATTCGATAATTCCCTCATCTACGACAGTTAGTTTCATTCCGTCTTCCAACTCATATTCCCCTACTGGTAAGGCAACTTTTTCGTCTTCGGTTACAATAAAAACTTCCTGTCCTGCCTCAAATGATTCTGCTTCTAAAACAGTGCCATTTTCTAACTTCATTTGAGCTAAAGAAACTTCTTTAGTTTCCTCAACGCCCAAAAGAGTTTTAATTTCTTTTAGCATTTCCATTGGTTTCATAATTATATAACGTTTATTAATTTATATTTTGCATTTTTACTTTACTTGTTTGATAAAACTATCAACCTTTTTTATTTCTTCCTGCAAGTCTGAAATATAATCGTCAATTAAATCATACCCTTTTACTGCTTTTGCATCAACTCCCAATTCTTTAGCTGCGGATTCAACTCTTTGCTTTAGCTTTTTAGTTTCGTTGATTTCTCCTTGCGCTGCTTTTTGTGATTCTTTTGCTTCTCTTACTACTTTATCAAAATTATCTCTTGCATCTCTTAATTCTGCGCCTTTGTCGTCAATCTCTCTTAGAGAACGAGCTAATTCTGAAAGTTCGTCTTCTAATTCATCAAATTTTTTGGCAATATCTTGCTGCACATTTAGGCTTACATTATAAGTACCTAAACTTACTCTTTTGCTAGAAACTTCTTTTGAAAGTTCTTCTTTGCTAATTTGAGCGATTTTGCTCATTACGGTTTTTTGTGTTTTCATTTATATATATATTAAATTATTTATGCTTTCTTTTGAATGATAAACCATTGAACACCATCACTCCAAACTTGTATTCCCTCGTACTCTTTATTTATGTTATAAAAAGAAGTGCTTCCGTCAATAGTTTGTCCTAAAATTGGAGTTAAATGTACTTTTGTTGCGTTTGTAAACCCACCATTTGAAATAAACCGCATTACTCTATTTACGTTTTGAGTAGCATCGGGTAAGTTCAAAATACCAGTTCCAGTTGCACCAGTCCAACTTAAACGAATCATTTCTGAATTATCATAAGCTGAATCACTTAAATTTATTGTTAGGTCTGCTTGAAAGGTTATTGATGTAGTAACAATATAATTAACAACTTGACTAACTTTTAATTGTTTAGTATCTCCGCTTTGTACTACTGGTATCAATTCCTCCCCTGTTGGATTGGTTGCAATCGGTAATTGTGATATTTTAGTATTCGCCATTATACTATTATTTTAGTTAAATCTTCTTTTAAAATTAAATCCCCTACCTCTTTAGCTAAAAAGTTATCGGGTATTATTTGCCCTGTTGCTTGTGTTCTACCTATTCCCTGTGCCCATAACGTATCATCGCAACAATCTATTGAATAAGTGTTTGTATCTTTACAGTAACAAGCCTTACTCATTTGTTAGTATGTTTTTAATTTTAGACAATAATTGTTCGGCTTCTTTTTCTTCCGTTAATTCTTCTTTTAAAGATTCTTTAGGTCGCTCCATTTTGTCAGCAAAATAACCCTCGATTGAGAAGCCTTTGACCGCTTGTGTTTTTACAAATTCTTCCCACACTTGGTCGTTGTTTACTTTTACCGTACCCATCCAAGTTCCAATAGGTAAATCCATTCCGTATTTAACACTTTTATCGTGTACCTTATCCTCAACAATCCAAGATTCAACCAAAGACAATCCACTCAAACTGTATTGATGTTCAAGCGTACTATTGTTTTGATTGCCTTTCATTAGATACATTTGGGAGGCTTTTAAGACCGTATCTTTAGAAAAGTATATATAATATTCATCTTCTCCATTGCGTCTATATATAGGCTTGTTAGGTATTAATAATGCTCCCATTAATACTCTACGTTCTTTTGATACTTCGGCAAGTTTTATTTCATCGCTCTTTAATGCAATAAAATCTTCCTCAATCGCTGGGCTTTCAACAATAGATATTGCCTCAATTCCGTTTAACTCTTCGTTTTCGTCTAAAATGAGTTCGATTATCTTCATAACTATATAACGTAATTAATTGTTAATTTTGCATTTTAAATTGATGCACCCTCTACAATATTTCTATCCATAGATTGTGCAGTAGTAACGTCATTCGAAACTACATAGGCTTTTACTGGTTGTTTCTCTTGGCTTCCTATAGCTTCTGCAAGTTGGTTTGTTCCCCCTGCGCCTACTATATTAAATTGAGGAGGTTGTGATACAGACGGAGTTGATGCAGCACTTGGAGCTGAACCCCCAGCGGACTTACTACTCGGTATTTTAGTTGAGGTTATTTTCTTAACATTTGCAATACCCGATACAATCGCTGCTCCTGCTGCTGCTGCCCCTAATGCTGGACCAACAAATGGAATAGGTGCTAAAGACTTATATGAAGCGTTTGCCGATTCGTATGTTTGAATAGTAGCGTTTGCTATTGCAGCAGCCTTACCTACTGCCGATTCTTCTCCAAAGGCTTGTGAAGCTTGGTTTAATGCATCCATACCAACCTTTAATTTTTCTTCGCTTGTTAATTCAGCCCATTTTATTTCATTTTTAGCACTTTCTTCGTTTAAAGCATTAACTTCGCTATTGTATTGTTTTTTAAGTTCTAAAAGAATCTGTTGTCTTTCAGTTTCGTCCGTTACTTCCCTTTCGATTAATGCCTTTTTAGCATCATAATCTTGTTGTAACTCTAGCCGTTCAATTTCCCTTTCGGACTTACCTATTAAAGCTAATTCATTTTGTAGGTCTTTTTGTTCTCTTAATAATGAGTTTGTGTTAGTTTGTTGCTCACTTCTAAAACCAGTTATTTGCGCTTCAATTCCTGCTTGTTCGTTAAGGGCTTCTTGATAAGCTATTTGCAAATCAACATTATCTTTATTTTTGGCTAATTCCGCAGCAGCTTGGGCAACCCTTGCTTGTGCGTTTGATGTCATTGCCTTTTCTTGTTCGTCAAGTAATATTCCTAATTCTTCATTTGCCTTTATCCTTTCAGCAAAACTTTTACTTTCATCATCTCTTATTTGTCTTAACTGTTCCGCTTGTCTGTCGTATTTTTCAATTAAACCTTGATTTGCTGCTTCGGCTAATCGAGCCGACTTTTCAAGTTTTACATTTGCATCAGCAGCTTTTGTAGTTTCAGTAACATAATCCGCAGTTGCTTTTACTGCTTTGTTTACAATTTCAGTTCCTTTATCAAATGAATCATTTACACCAGTTAGAACATCAATAGATTCTTTTCCTGCACTTTTAACATCTTCTAACGCCCCTGCAAAATCCCCACTAAATACCTTTTTAACCGCACTTGCTAAATATCCTAAAGTATCTAAATAGCTTTCAAAACGCTCTTGTATGTTTCTTTTAAACGCATCTGCAAAATCCGTTAACGATTTTTTTGGGTTTTCAAATATAGCTTTAAAAAAGTTTGTTACAGCCCCTGTATTATTGACAATAAAATTTACAAAGTCATTGAAGACAATAGATATAAACTCAAATGATGTCGCAAATAAATCAGCAACTTTTTGATTTTGTTCAAACACTTCTTTAAGTTTACCCAATGCACCTAATAAAAGCCCTATTCCCGCTGCCTTAATTGCAGTTCCAATACCTTTAATTCCTTTTGCAGTTGACCTTGAAGATTCCTCAATACCCTCCAATCCTTTTTTGGTATCTTGATTGCCCTCGAGTACTTGTTTATTTAAGTCCTTAACTTCTTTTCCAAGTTTGTCAATCCCTGCAATAGCCTTGTCGGTTTTGGCTTCTAAGTCTATTGTTATTTTTTTTGCCATTTTATCTCTGTTTTGATTTGATTGTATGTTTCCTTTAATGTTTCGGGTAACTTATATTTGCCCTGCGCAATACGAATGTTTTCCGTTTCTCCGTTTGCTATCTTTAGCATTTCTAAAATATTTTGCATCATACTTCGTTCAATAATTCGATATCACTTTCCCCTGTTTTTAGGTTAGTAGTGATTGAGTTAATTTTATACCTTTGTCCGTTAATATCAAACCTATCTGAAAGATTAAAATTTAATAATATTCTTAAAGGCAAAAAGGCTTTTAATTTTGTTAATCTTCTTTTGATGTTAAAAACATCTTTTATGTAATTCACATAATAATTAGCGAATAAAGTTTGGTTGTTTACTGTTAAAGAATAGGAATCAATCTCAGCAAAGAAATTTAAAGATTGTCCTGTACCCGAAGTGTTATTTGAATTTAAAGGAATATAATAATAATATAAACCGCTTCTTGTTGTTTCGGTATCTCTAAAACTTATATAAGTTGAAGTCGGAGATGGCGTAAATGATTGTCTATCTACATAATGAATCAAAGGCGCACCTATATATGATTCTTGATTATCGTCAGCCATCCAACCCCATTGTACAGAAGTTAATGTTGAAGTATCTCCGTCATATAATCTCTCGTATAACAAATGCTCAAAAGGAAGTTCTACTTTGTATATTGAACCCTCCCAGTTTAAATTTTCTTCTCCTTTATAGTCTAATTGTCCGTACTCCCTATTATTTAATTGATTGAATACTGAAGCAAAAAAACTATCAGTGCCTTTATTTACAAAACTTATTTCTTTATACGGTAACCCTACATTTACTGCGCTTGTATTTACATCTACAAATTCACTAATATCATAGGTATCAAAACTTGAATAATAACTGTCTAAAGTTTCTACTTTTATTATTCCGTCTTGTTCGTATGCGGTTAAATTGAACGTCTTGAATAGTCCTGTTAGAAAATCAATGATTTTCATTTCGGGTAACTGCTGTGTAGGATAAAACTGAAATACCTCATTAATTGTAACGCTTGAACTTGTACTTGACGTGTTATATGTTTGAGGAGGAATATCGCAATCGTCATTTATTAAAAAATTTATCCTTACATAATTAAACGTAATTGATACAGAAGATTCTAAAGTAACGGTATAATTTCCGTTTAACGTTTTACCGTATGAATCTTGGGGTAAGCTAAAAGATTGGTTTCCTGTTACATTAATAAGTTCTCCTATTATTGCTCCGTTTCTTTTAAATATTGCATTATAAGAATTTGTTGAAGTTGTCGTTATAAAATAACTTGTTGAATTTATCGCCCAACAACCACCCGATTGATATGTAGGTATTACAAGTGTAGTTCCGTTTAAAATTGAACCCCCCGCATCAGTCAATATACTATTTGTAGGGAAGCTATCTACTATTTGCGTGTATGTTTGTACTCCAGTAGCCGACGCCTGTACATCTCCCTTTTTAC